CGATACCCTCCACCAACTTGTCCACTTTCCGCTCTCGTGTTGCCAACGCTAGTTAGGTAAGACTAGAACCACCCTTGGCTATCACACCACTTCTCATCTTGCGGGTCACAATATCCATTGATTAGATGGAACGTCCTGGCTCCGGTGGAGAGAATCGAACTCCCACTAGTGGTTTTGGAGACCACCGCACTGCCATTATACTACACCGGAATATACTTAAAACTTGGCGACACTTACGGAATTCGAATCCGTGATCTCTACCGTGACAGGGTAGCGCATTAAGCCAGCTATGCTAAAGTGCCAAAGAACTTCCGAGCCGACTGCAAGCAGTATTCTACGGACGGAAGCCATATTAAAAGTTGGGTTGACTAACCGGGTTCGAACCGGTGATGAAGGAATCACAATCCTTAGTATTACCACTATACTATAGTCAACATTGAAACCATACAGAAACACACTTTTTACTATATTGCAATAGTATTTCGCCGACTGCTGTCGGCTCTAATCCTAGCATCAAGGAGTCCCAACTTGGAAAAATATGTTTTTGTATGGTAGGAGCACAGAGACTTGAACTCTGAACGAAGGATTAAAAGTCCCATGTGATAACCAATTTCACCATACTCCCATTGTACTGTATTAAAGTTGTTTAACGTGCCAATCTTTAATCATACAATGGGATTAAAGACGACACTAAAGTTTAACTCGCTTCATATGTTGCTCCTATTAAATTTACTACAAAACTGGTGGGCAAGGATGGAATCGAACCAACTCAACCAGGGGTAACAGATTTACAGTCTGCTGCGCCTCTCCAACTGCGCCGCTTGCCCATTGTACTACTATATTAAAAGATTCTAAAGTCACTGTATTTCTGCGCCTTATTTGACTTGACTTCCTGAACTTAATCATATCGGTTAAAACTCAGCACTACGAGGTTAACACTAACTTGTAAAACCTTTTAATATCATATTGAAGCATACTATAATTCTAAGTTTAACGGCCAGAGTTAACTTGGCATTAGAAACGGTACAATATGCTTCAATATGATATGTTGTTTTCGCTTTTGTAGTAACTGCCTTGCTCACTGCGTCGACTCAGCTTGCTTAGTGTTCTCTAGTACTTACTCAAGTGTAATCCAAGTATCACTTGCAACTTCTAGGACTTACGAAACCGTTTCGGGCTCCACCCTATCATCGCTCACAAGGAGCCTCTTACACCCAACTTACCATATTAAAATACACTAAGCAAGTTTACCGCCGGCTGATATTTCTATCCTTAGTAATGTATTTTAATATGGTATCGCGTAGCGGAATCGAACCGCTCCTAGTTGGATGAAAACCAACTGTTCTAACCGATAAACTAACGCGATATAAAACTTAGGACTAATCCAGCTGTCCGACTTTACAAGACCCGGTATAGGGCACATTGTCTCGGGGGTCTCCTATACATATTACTATGACAGTATCACCGTCCCTCACCGTAACTAATCCTAAAAACTTTAAAACTATAAATTGTTAAAGAGCGTGTTACTTAACTTCAAGTAGCTATTATACACTCTTTAATTTATTTGTCAACCATTATTTTAATCTACTATAAACAGGAAAGCCGAAGCCTCCAACATCAGTATCATGTTCGTTCATGATTAATCCTCCTTTAGCATTTTATCCGCCTGCAATTAAGTATAAATCAGCGGTTATAACTTTAATTCCTGTAAGTACTACAGGGCGGGATAGTTATGTTTCCCTACTGCGCTCTAGATTGGGGGCTTCCTTGGATACTACGCCAGTACGCTATCCTCGTTCTCGTAGGGATTAAACCCCTTCCTGCCACACCTCAGTCCACAGGACTATACTTGCCTGTGTTCAAGTTAAATTGTTCCGCAAGCTCCATTGTACGCTTCCCTATCCTAAGCCGGACACAGGCGTCTTGCGATTCTAATGAGGTCGCGACCCTCTCTAGGCGGTTTTCTGGTCTCTCGTGTAAGATTCGAACTTACGAATTCTCGGTCCCAAACCGAGTGCAATAGGCCTGACTATGCGAACGAGAGTTAAACGCACTCATATGAATGCGTATAATAAAGCACACTAATTGCTCTCTTAAGACATAATCCACATTGCGTGGGACCTAGTTGCCGATTAATGCACTTTATTATAACAAGTATTTTCTGTTCACAAAAGAACATGCCATCCACTTGTCCGCCCATTTGCCTTTTTAACGTGTGTGCCGCGATCTCGTTTCGCATAACACGTACTGCTTACTACTTAGAAAGTTTCTTTAAAAGATTAACATTTTCTGTTAATAGTTTTGTTACCCTTTCTAATTTTTGTTCTAATACCACTATCCTTTGTTCTGGAGTCGGCGTTTGAACAATTTCTTTTTTCTCCATTCCCGGCTCCTTAAAAGCAAAAACCCTAGTCTTTCGATCTAGGGTTTAAGTAAAAATTCATTTCTGATATAAAATAAACGTTAACTTAAACCCTCATTATGCGGTGCACGATCATTACTGCCTAATGTCTCAATCGCTGACCAATAAGACATCGTGGCAAGCAACTGCACTGTCGATTTCTTAAATTGATTACACGTTTTAAACATTTTGCTTTCGCATTCCTTTAATTAATTACTTACTATAACAACAAGTATACATTCTATTTATACCTGTGTCAACCTCTTTATTAATTTATTTATCTTTTATTTTTGAACCAGCTATAATACCGGTTTATTCTTCAATTACGTCAATGCCTGTTGCACCCAATTCACTTACTGCTTCGACTGCGGCTTTTTTCTTGGGTGCGCCCCAGAAGTTTGTTGTTGCTGTTTCACTTTGTACACCACGTGCGATTTGTTGTATTACTCCACCGTTAGCTAAAAACTCTTGCATTGCTTGTTCATACTCTGTCATCTTATTTCCTTATTAAAATATGGTCCGGCGTGAGGGAATCGAACCCCCAACTAGGGAGTAGAAATCCCCTGTTATATCCATTTAACTAACACCGGAGTGCTTGGTGTTCCCGGTGAGATTTGAACTCACTGTCTTCCGGTTATGAGCCGGGCGCTTATACCAGATTTAAGCTTCAGGAACGGATAAAATTGTTACCTGCTAGGTTTACCGACTTTAGTTAAATATTCTTTACCAAACTTACCTGCATCAACATCAAGCAATGCTTGAACAACAGGAAGGTTTGCATACTTAGGTTGTGCGGCAATTGATCCTGCATTACATGATGCTATTACACGAGTCTTAGCGATCTCATGCCCACGTACACTTGCGGCCAATATTAAATTAAATCGGTTACCGTCAAACACGGCATCACAATTATCAATATTGTATTGCTCAACTGATGCTATTTTTCTTAACATGATTTATACCTAAGTTGTTATTAAAGTACTATAGTAACACAGAATTATCTAAAGGTCAACGTCTTTTTCTAGATATTTTTGGCGTGTCCCTATAAGCACGGGGAGTAAGACCTACCGACGGTGTAGTGCCATCTATTCGGTCATGTATTGCATCTGCCTGACTAGCAATTGATGGTGTGCTAGTAGGAGCAGTTGTTGGGCTAGCGGCTGCTGTAGTTAGTACTACCTGTGGCATTGCTTCGGATTCTGGTGCCATTAAGTATATAGTTGATGAGTTTGTATATCCACGCATATCATCATATGTTTCAAAATATTGCGCAATACCTGCGCCACGTACATCAATTAACAACATGCCATCAAATCCAGCATATTTTTTATAGTTGTCGTAACCAGTACTTAATACTGCGTCTTTGATAGTATTAACATCGCCAGTTTGCAATGCTTCTTTATATGCAGAATTATCAACATGTGAAAACAATCCGTCTGCCATAATTTTAGTTACTTTGTCAAGTGCGGCTTTATCTGCTTGAATCAATGGGCGTATAGTATTAACCCAGAATGGAATTCCAACTCGTGCCGGCATTTCAATACCATTTGCTGTTGTTATTTCAGCAATAGCATCTTTAATAGCTCGCATGTTTAAATTAGCTTTACGTGCATCACTCCAGCGACCGCCTTTGCTTACTGTAGTTTTAACTTCAACTGCTGTGCCATCAATATTTAAATCACCGCCGCCACTTGAACGGCCGCTATGTTTAATATTAGGACTTAATACTGCTAGTGCAATTTCACCTGGACCAACACCTTGTGCTGTTAATTCAATTGCAAGTAAACGAAATACCCGTTCAGGAAAGCCATCTGCAATAATATCTGCAAAACTATTTTGACTACCATTTAGTAATTTAGCAGTATCAACAAACCCAGTTGAGTAATCATCGGCAAACTTTTCTTTTTCTTCAACTGTGCCATCAACATGTACAATTAGATTAGCTAACTTCTCAATCATTTTGCTAGCATCAGCATCTTGTTTAAGTACTTTTTTAAGACTGTCACTCAAGCCAGTAGACTTTAACGCTAGCAATACTTTATGTAATACTTGCGGATCGTTGGTTTGTTGTACTAAGTCAACTACTTGTTGTTTAAGGCCAGTTTCGGCTTCTAAGATAAGGTCAATAAATTTGCGCATAGTGTATTTATGCTTGACGTTCTATGTCATCCTCAACACAGATATCGCCGTATTGAATTTCAATTATGCGAACAGGTCTAGTATATGGATTAGCTAGTTGATGCCATTGCTCTTCTGGTATACGTTTAGTCGAATGAGTCATTAAATGTGGATTCTGTAGAGCAGTTGGATATACCGTACTATATTCTCCCACAGTTGCTTCTCCTTCTGCAATAAACCATAATTCGGATCTATGATAATGTTTCTGCATACTTAGGCGCTTGCCCGGATTGACTGTTAATTCCTTTACTTTTAGCCCCGGAACGTCATGTAATACGCGATAATAGCCCCATTCTCGTTCGGTTTTAGGTGCTTTCCATTCGTTTAATATCCAACTACTACTATTGAGCTTTTCTTTGCCACCGACGCCAAATGCAAACTCTACATCACTGCATTTCATTTCCGGAATGTTGTTCTCAGTTCTATCACCGCCATTGGCAAATATAATATTGCTATTTGGATACATTAGTTTTACATTGTTGATTGCTTCGATTGCTGTATTATCATTGTCATTAAACAATATACAATGATCAACCATTTTTAAATTTTCGATAATAGCAATACGCTCGGTGCTAGGCATAAACGCACGACCTTTCTTACGCTCTAACCAACTATCACTGTTTACGCCAACCACAAGTATATTGCCCAAAGCCTTAGCAGCTTTAAAATATTCTATATGTCCGCTGTGTGGGGGGTCGAATCCGCCTGTTACAAGTACAACTTTGTTAATCATATTTTTTTCTTAGGCGGGCGCAAAATGCCAATGGGTTTGCCCAACTTAGTTTCTTTTTTAACTGGCTTTGCTTGTTTAATAACAGCCTCATCCGATAAGATAGATGTGTTGACAACACCATCAACTGTATGTGTTGCTTCTGCAGGCACTTCGGTCCATTGACTTACATAATCGATAAAATAGTTCTCTTTGTCTAACCATGGATATAATATATCTTCTTGTCTTAGATACCCATATTGATTAATTGAATTAACAACAGATGGATTTAATAAGCCCAGGTCTATTAAGTCTGTCCAGGTTACTATATCTGCATCCATCGGAGCAATCGACGATTTATACACTGCTATATGTATCCATGGGTCATTAAATTCTTTAAGTATGTATGCATCATTGCAATCAAACCCATTTACTGCTAGCATATAAATTAAATTAGTCGGGGTAAAATTATAAAAACATCCGCTATGTGTACGACTATAATATTTGTTATCAGCTACTCCGCTATGTTGAGGTATACTTAATACTAGCATACCATTGATATTCATTTGGTCGCTCCATAATGATAATGTTTCAAGTGGATTAGTGCTATATTGTAAACTATCATGAGCCCATATTAAATCAGCATTAACAGGTAAACAAAATTTAGTGAAGTCTTTTTCTAATTTACGAATGTTCGCAAGATCTGGAATTTGAGATAATTTATTTGCGTCACGGTCAACTGCAAGGCACGTATAATTATGTGGTACTGGTGGGTCATCGCGTGTTTCCAATGTTGCCCACCACGTAATATCTTCGCCGGTTCCGCAGCCCATATCTACAATTGTATGCAAACTATCAAGAAAACTATCGTATTCTTTAAGTTGATTTAATATTTTGAGTGCGTGTCTAGCCATTTTTTAATACCCTAAAAATAAAGTCCTTACTGAAGTTAGTATATGCTTCTACAAATTTTTCTGTATACTCTGCTTCAACTTTGATATTATTCTGCAACCTTGCATAGCGCAATTCTTGAGAATACTGCATAAGCTGACCTTTGCGACGCATATAATCTAATATGTCAATGTCATCAGTTGGAGTAATATGAGAAGAACAATATTTAATTTCTTCCCATTGCTCTAATAGTTCGTCTACTGGGTTAATTGACTGTTGCATCTTCCATTCCGGCTGTACGTAAGCGCACGATGTGGCCAATCATGTACGATTTAGCTTCGAGCCCTTTCATAATACCGAGCCACTTGTTACGCAATAGCGCAACTTCGTTGATAATAGTTTCCATATCAATAACTTCGCTTTCGCCATCGACATACTTTTCAGCATCGCGACTAGTTAGCGCACGTGCGTAGGCTTCGAGATACTTTTTGTAGTGGTCTTGGCGGATTTTGCGAAGTTTGATGTTGAGAAAGTTAAGCACCGCTTCAATCTCTTGTAGCTGATTGAAACGTTGCTCTGTAACTCCGGGTAGTGATGCTAACCCTTTTTCGATATTGCCGTATACCTTAACTTCAGTTTTTGCCTGTGTAAGTTCGTTACTATAGTAATCAATGAAGTCAGGTAAGTTGCCAATATTTTGTACTACTTTGTTATACCACATATTTACTCGTCGTCGTAGTCGTTTTCGGGTTCGGCTTCTTCACCTAAGTATTCTTCTACTGCACGTCGAAGGTATGCATCAGTACCGCCAAACTTCTTCAAATCTGCTTCTGTAATGCTGTGATCTGCTACAACATTAATAACATGATCTGCTACTGCTTGTCTGTCTTTTTGTGATACATACTCTTTAACTGTAAGCCACATTTCACTTAAGATTTCTACATCAATGCTCATTTATGCTTCTTCCTCTTCATCAGTTGTTGTATCAGTACTTAGCGTAACTGCAACCTTGCCAAAATCATTCATAACTTTATCTAAGCAGCCATCTTCGTTATGTTCCCATGCTTTACGGAATTGTTTGATTTCTTCGCCTGCACTTGTAGTGAATTTAAGTCTGTTGCCGTCTTTAACTAACATACCAGCTTTTTCAGCTAAGTCAGTTAATCCACTGTACGGGCTCATACCGGTATCATATGGAATTTCGACTTGCACTGACTCAAATGGTTTAGCATAACGTGTTTTCATAATCTTACATGCCGCACGTATACCATTAACAGTTGTAGTCTTGTTGCCGTCTGCATCTGTTTTAAGTTTAAGTTTGCGCATAGCAACAACAATACTTGATGCGTAGATAAAGCCTTGTCCACCACTGATTTTATCATCTGGGTCGAACATATCTTGTGATGCGTATGTGTGATTTGTACAAATTAACCCTACGTTGTAACTACCAAACATGTTTACGCAGTTACGTACAAGTGATGTAAGTGCTTTAGGTTTACGACCCATATCACCTTTCATTTCACCTGCTTCGAACTGGTTTACATCTGTTGGAGTTAATAACATACCAAGCGAGTCAACTACAAATAACACTTTTGGTCTGCCATCTTCTGGGAGAGTTTTGTATTCTTTCATGAATTCACTAATTGTTTTAGCAACGTCATCAATCATACACATGCTTAATTTAAGTAACTTGCTTTCATCTGTATCTACACCAAGTGCTTTAAGCCAGTTTTCATCCAATGCGTTTTCACTATCTACAAGTACTACATAGATACCTTGATCTTGTGCATTTTTGATAACGTTGCCCGAACAGATGTATGATTTACCCGCACCAGATTCACCAGCGAATACTGTTACTTTACCTAATGGAATACCTTTATTAAAATCACTGCTGATTAGATAGTTAAGTGCATAATTGCCTGTACTAATCCAATCCGTTGGGTCATTGAACCCAAATCCTAACCCGTCAATTGATTTGGTTAAGGTCTTTCTAAATTTACTTACGTCGAATGGCTTAGCCATATATTACTCCTTAAAATAATTATTAATATTAATATTTCTAATAGAATCTTGTTTTTCAATGAATTTATTTAATAATACAGTATTATCCCGATCAATTGCAACCAAAGCGGCAAGATTCATTAATTCTACATTGTTTGAATTTATCAATTTCTGTTTTGCAGTAATTGTTAAATCATTTGTATACTTTATATCTAATTCAAATGGGTCATGTAAAATTGCATACGACAGCGGTACGTTTATTTGACTTGCCCATTCAATTATATTTGCTAATTCACCAATATTCAATGCACTTATAGTAGCCCAACTATTTAAATGTAATTTTTCATACTTGTTGCTTAACTCAATGTATTTTTCTAAAATCTCTGAGAATTGTTGCCACTTAACTGGCCAGCGAATATATTCAAAAATATTGTTTGTGCCATCAACACTAAATGTAATTGTTATATCAATACCTTTATCTAACAATGGTATAATCTCAGGAATAAATTTACCACCATTTGTATTAATGCGAATAAATTTAGTACTGTTACTCAATGATGTTAATACTTGTTTATATGATTTACTAACAGATGGTTCGCCACCTGCCATTTCAAATACTAAAATTTGTTCCGATGGTATTTCATAAAATTTATCAACATTATTAATTACAATTACATTTTTTGTTAATTTTCCTATATAGGTACTTACATGAGACGAACACATAATGCAAGCACTATTGCATATATTATCGAGAACTCCTGAAACAAATATATAGTCGTTATTTTCTTGATAATATATTTCATGATTTTTAATTGAATGTTTACGAACACTAGGTTGCTGTGTTTTTTCAATCTCTTGACATCTAATACATTCGTCTGGCCAAACATCGTTATCAAATTTTGAGGTCAGATCCACTATCCATTGACTTTGTTTCAACTCTGCGTATGAATTAAACGATTGCTCGGTATTCATATGGCCGCATATCTGATACTTACCGTCATCGGATATACTAACATTATGATTTAATCTAGGACAAGGAATCATTTCAATAGCTCACTTAAATTCAATGGTATTGCTAATAATGAATCAAACTGTGCATCGTTATCGGATTTTATTAGAGATACTATTTCTTTAAATGTTAATGATTGCCCTATTAAATTATATAAGCATGTATCTAATTGCAAATACAAATTTTGAAATACTTCCTCATTAATAATAATATCATTTATTTTATCTGATTCTATATAATTACTAGTAATTTCATTAATGTTTGTCATTGATTTAAGAGTTAGTCTAGTAGACGGATTAGTAAATCTTGACAAATTTAATAGCCAATTAAATTGCGGTAATATATGTCTATCTAAAAATAAATATCGTTGAAATAATATATCAATTGTATTACTATCTAATTCTGGATTTTCTTTCTGCAGATTAAAAATTACTGTTTGCAACCCAGACTTGAAACGTTCTCTTGGGTTCCTAATATAAACTGTAATATCTTGTATACTTTGTATCTCAGTATCCGAATAAATTTTACATTTATTTGTCTTACATTCAGTAATTATACTTGTTGATGCATTTTTGAAAATTGGGTATACATAAAATTCGTTAGGGATCACCTCAAACACTTGACATGAATCAGAATATAAGATTTGATCTATTGGGATTAGCATATTAATCGAATTGGGGGCATTGCGCCCCCATTATACATTAACTACTAAGCTGTCTTTTGACGATTGCGAATCATTGCTAAAATGTCTTCGGCACGTTGTCCCGATGCTGCCGGAGTAGTAACCGGTGCTGTTGGAGCACTAACTGCTACTTCGTCTGCTTCAAACGGAACGTCTGCTGCTACGGCACCACTGTTAGGTGCTACATAGCCTTGGCCAGAACTTTGTGCCGGACTGCTTTCAACATGCTCAGAAACAACTGCACGATCAGCCGATTGAGTCGCTACATCATTAGTTGCCGGAGCATTTGATGTATATGAACCACGTGGTTTAAAGTACGCACCCCATTTTTCTTCATCATACGGTTGGCCGTCAACTGATGCTTCGAACATTTCCTTCATGATCTTAAGCTCTGCTTCGTTTGGTTTTTTAGGCAAGAAGTCAGCAAGGTTATACAAACCATGTTTTTCAATTGCTTCGGCTTCATCTACAGTTAATGCAGATTCTTTACGCGACCATTTTGAAGTACTATAGTCAGCATAACCGCCTTTACTTGTTTTAGTTGCAGTAAAGTCTAACCCACCTGCATAGTCAGTTGGCAAGTTTTCTAACTCTGGGTCCATCAATGCCGATTTAACCAAGTTGAAAATTTGTGGACTAATGATGAAACGACGAATTGGATTGTCTGGTGTCTTGTCATCTTTCAACGGATTCTCACGTACAAAGCCTTGGAATAAGTATGATTTCTTTTTCCAGTACTTACGACCCATCTCTTCTAAAGAAGGGTCTTTAAACCATGTACGCACTTCTGCTAAGATTGGGCATGATTCGCCCCACATCTCAACGCATGGTACTTGTACTGTTGTTTTTTTACTATCTGTTTGGCCTTTAATGCCAGCGAATTCTAAGTTGATCATATTACGTTCAACCCAGAAGAATGTGTTTTTTGGATCTGCATCTGGTAAGAAACGGATACGTGCTGTTGCACCTTCGTCGATATTCCAGTGTGCATAGATTGCGTTGTCGCCGCCGCCGCCTGATGATTTACCTGAACTACGTGTGTCTTGCGCTTGTAACTTTGCTCTGATTTCTGCTAATGATGTTGCCATGATATGTATTACTCCTGTTGTTTTAAGTTGGTCTTAATATAAGTAACTTCCCGCTACTTACAATAGTATTTATCACCTATACAATAATAGTACGTTATATTGATAGTAGAGTCAAACAAAAAGGTTAACTAGGTTTACCAAAATAAGGAAGTATTTGATCTACTAGTTTAGCATAACCTGTAATGGTTGGATGTACTTCTTTCCAATTGCTGTATATTAATGCTAACTTATTAGCATCTATAATAGACATCAGTTTAAATTCTGTGCTAAACTTATGCATAAATTCCGGAGTATCTGCTAGTTGACTATACCATTCGGGGTCGCTTAGATATACATCTTCTGTAAGTTCAGGGATTAATAATTTAGTAGCACTATGCACCACTGATATTAAATTACTATATTGATTAATACTTGGATGTAATTGACTCCAGCACCCTAACATTAATACTTGTTTATTATGTTGTTGAGCAATTTCATTTAATTTTGTGTAGAATTTATAAAAATAATCATCAATCATATTAGATAAACTACTATGTTGCATTAGAGAATCAACAAATATATGATCTAATTCCTTCCACTGCGTAAATTCAGCGTCGGGCGTTTTTTTAACATATCTATAATGTTCTCTGAATATATCTGTTTGTAAAAATACAATATAATCTATAGATTCCCAGTTGATGTGTTTATATTCGTCGGTTGCTGAATGGCCCCATAAACAATTTTTAGTATCATACCACTTATCTTCCATTCTATCAATCATTAACCAATTCGATCCGCCGGCTTTACTTATATTAATAACCGTATGCCCTAGATCTTGAAGTATAGACGCAGGTCCTTTACCTATCGGGCCATAGTTGTCACCGGAACCTTCAAATACACCAATTCCCCAACTATCACCGGCCAATAATATTGTACTCACTTTTGCTGATCTTTTAACAATTGGGTATAATGTTGCCTATTGTATTCTAAGACTGGCATCATTTCTTGATATATAGTATTAAGTTCATCAATTGATAGCATAGCGATTCGATCTATTTCTTTTTTTATCGCCTCTAATCTCAGATAACTATTTTCAATTTGATCATAACTTTCATTGAACCATGGGCTAAATGTTTTAAATCCAAATTGTTGTAATTTGTCTAAACTATGTGCACCGCCCATCATAATAAACGGCTTACCGATATATAAATTTTTAATTGTTTTTTCTGTAATCCAATTATTACTAATACAATCTGTTTCTACGATTATTTCCATAAAATAATCATGATACGGTTTACGATTCTCGCCGACTATCATATCATGGGTATATTGTCTATTAGGAAATATCTGATCATACACCATTGGAGTATTTGCATTAGCCCATGCAATATCATCTTCGAAATATTGAGCCATACGATAATTATGCAACATTCCTGTTTCTTGATATGATATATATGATTCTTCTCGATAATTTGTATAAAGTTGACGTGCTATTTGCAATCGATAAAATGTGCCACGATGAAACCATACTGCAAATTTTTTAGTAAATTTATTAGTTGATATTGGGATATGTTTTATAGTTTCATTTAATACTGCTATCCATAATAGAATACTATCATTGCCAACAAATGTTGCATTAACTTCCCATCTATCACCGCGGGCAAAAATAACACAGGTAGTGGGATTTAGATTAAATTGTGCAATAAAATAGTTAATTACTTCTGTACATCCAGATAACAATGGATTAACTCCATCTTCGAATACAAAAATAAAACGTTTGCCTGCACCGATTTTATCAACTTGATATATTAATTGATCTATGCCCATTGTCGAATAATCACGATTAAATAGTGGAGTAAAATTTACAATCACTACATCATCTATTTCCATTATCGGATAAAATCGGTCATCCCACGACCTGCACTGACTATTATGATATACCTGCCAGAAAAACTTAGTTAATTCATTCATATGAATATTTATTGCTCAAGAAAAAAGGCACTAAAAAGTGCCCTTTTGGTAAAACTGCAAAAATATTATCTAGCAGAATCCGATGCGTGTAAGACTCCTGCGGCTATTGCACATGCGCCTATTACTACCAACCAACCTACAAATAATACAGTGTTCTGACCACCAACAGTGTCCGGTGCCAATTGAGACGCTCCCCATGCCTGATCTGCCCACATTGCCGATAGGCTCGGTTTACCCATTGCGATATATGCTCGCATAAAGATATCAGCTGCCATTGCCACTATGCCGCCCCCGAGCCCGCCCACAAATGCGCCGGTAACTAGCCCTTCGGCAATCGCTTGTTGTCCGCCCATGGCTTGTTCAATGTTTGCTAATAATTCTTTACCGTTACTACTATTTTGTGCGGCTTGAATCAGCTGATCTTTTTTAGCTTCTGCAGCCTGCATGTATTTTTGAACTCCGGGAATTGCTTTAACTTTATCCATTATCGATTTCAATGAATCAATCACACCTTCGTCGAGTTGTTGTGGTGCTTGTTCTGCTTCTGTAATTATATCAGCAAACTTTCTAAAAAATTCTGGTCCATATTGTGTCATTTTATTTTCCTATACCTGCTATTTTGCGCATCTGTGCAAGTTCTTCATTGAATTGTTTGTTGTATGCTGTTAAGTCACCTTCGTCATCACCTTTAGCCATTGCTTTCATTTGGCTTGGCATGATTTTAACTTTGTCTAATGTGCTTAACTCTTTAGCACCCATACGTTTCATTTTTTCATCTTTGTTTACGTAGTCATCACCAATTGCTTCATCAGTTGGCTCTGGCATTGTTTCTGGTTCGTAGTGATTTTCCCAATCCCCGTCCATTGCTTGTTGTTTAGTGTGATTGTATTTTTCTAAAAATTCCTGATCTGTTAAGTCGCTAACGTCAATGTCCATATCAGACATTTTGCTTTCATCTAATTCGTCTTCTGGATTATCACCAGGGATTTCATTTTGCTGGTCAACTGTTGTGTAGTTTAATGCATCAATAACTTCTTTAACCCATGCGCTAACATCACTGCTACCGATTTCTTCAACGTTACCTACCCAATCAGCAACATCTTTAGTTGCATTTGTAATTGCTTCTGGGCCGTACTGTGATAGTAAATCTAAGTGTTGATTCATAATACGACGAATAATTGCTGATTGTACTGCATCACTGCTATCGCTTTCTCCATCATTGTAGCCTTCATCTAATTCTGGCTCTACTGTTTGATCAGCTGGGTCTTCATCGCCAATTACAGACATAATTCGTTGATAAATTGTTGGATTGTTTTCTTGTACCCAATCCATAACTACATCACGTGCATCAGCTTCTGAATCTTCATCTGCTAAGTCACCTAATTTATCAAACAATACATCATCACCGATTAAATTATATAATGCATTAATTGCATTGATTGCATCAACTCCTACCGGAAGTGGTTCCATTAGCAATTCAGTCAATTCAGAAACTTGTTCTTCAGTGTCTGGTGTAGCCCATGTGCCTTCACTTACTGTGTTAGCCCAGTTTTCAAATTGTTGTGCGAAGTTATTAGATTTTTTCATATTATATGCCTTTTGTACAATTGGTAGTGCTTCTTCCATTCTATCATTAAATGATCTTTTAACAAAGCGTTCACGCAATGCATCAACATCAAATTCATCCATTAAAACATCATCTGCTACAAAACTTTCTTTAAAAGCAGCGTAACCTTTACGTCCGCCCATTTTTTTAAGTGTGTCGTTTAGCAAGCCATGATATTCAAATGCGGCTTCTGCCATTGATTGTGTTTCAGCATCTTCGAATGTTCTACGCACCATTGCTGATTTGAATGGACGTAGTTTACCACATTCTTCTGCTATTTTAGTAATATGTTGCCCAAAGTCATCACCAGCTTCGCCACCTTGTGATACGTGTTGTGCCATTGCACGTGCATATTTTAAGTTGTTGTGTGGGAGTTTAATACGGGCACCATCTGCTGTTTCAATGAATAGAGCTTTAATTTTACGACTACGTGCGCCTCGTTGTTCTGGGTCTACTTTATCGCTGTGACGTACAATAATCTTTACGTTGCCATCTTGCTCGTAACTGCTACGACTTGTACCATGTAGTCTGCTTTCGCCGATGACTTCGTCTTTACTGTACGTGCCATCCGATTTACTTACCTGTTGTAAGTCACGATGTTTTAATGTGCTACGTGTAATATCACGTGGCTCAAAGCTCAATAGATTACGTTTAGCAAACTCACGTAGCTCTCTTAAGAAGCCGTACCATTTTGCTTTTTCTTCGTCATCTAAATCACTGCTGATGTTTTTACTAAAGTATACTTTAAGTGAATTTTCATCAATAACGCTAATTGTTATATTACCGTGACTGTTACCATCAACTGTATAATCAAAGTTGAAGAAACGTGCATCTTCTGGGCTTTGTGTTGCTTTAGCGTTTTCGTCACCCAAAGTAACATCATCAAACCTGTCGCGGATTTTTTCAAATAGTGCTTCGGATATCTTGTTTATTTCTCTCATATATATTTCTCTTATATGTTATTTAGCTTTTTTACAGTTCGCACCATGCCAACGATTTAGCATAGATCAAGAATATATGCCACCACAATGTATACATTGATGAACAGGTTTAGCTTTTCCTTTAGTACTGCTACCATTCTTTAATGTATCACTAATTTTTTGACGCCACTCGGGAGTTATTATCCTGCCCGCTAAGTGACTATTATCCTGTAATGCACGTGCTTCTCTAATTTTTTGTTTAGTTATCTCTGATTGCTTTTTACCATACATACCATTTCCTTGTCCCGTGTGTATTGCAGAAAGTCTGGCTCTTAATTCAAGTGACGCTTTACTACCTTTGCGACGTTCCGACATTACTTTGGCATATTCTAATTTAGTTATATCATACAATCTAGAGTTTATATACCTTGCGCCATTCTTATTTCTCTTCATGCCGATTGCTGCATTTATCATTTTATGTCTATAATTTCCAGTCGTCATCCTTACAAGCAACATATGACAAATAAAGTGTTCCCTGGCTGTAAGCACAGCGAGGTTATCCTTACTATTACCTCCGCCTAAGCTCTTAGGTATAATGTGATGTTTTTCTGTGTATGTTTCTTTTGGTAGGTCTCTTGATTGAGCCCGAGAAATAATGCTATAATAAATTTTAGTATATTTGTTTTGAATAAATATCATTGCTGATGCTCCTTGAAAGCGTTAGGGTAGTTGGAGCCTGCAAGCTCGCGAACTACACTTATTTATCTTTTTAATATGTAGTCATTATCCAAGGAAGAGGCTCGATAAAGTCATCAAGTGTATCACGCATTGCATTGTCTAAACTTGCATCATAGGTTTGTAATAGCATTGCCATACGTACTATTAATACTAAACTCATCACTAAGTCATCTGTTTCACCGGGTTTTGCAGCGAAACTAGAGCCACTGGCAACAAATGTTTTTAATTCTGATATCAAGTTCTTACTTGCAATAGTCATGCGTTTAGTTTCTATTAGATTTTTTAATTTAGAACAAGCCGATATTTTGCTTTTGTTTGTAGTATTAAATCCTTTACGATAGCGTCTACCGGAGCCCATGCTTTTAGGTTCATTTAAGAATGTTCCTTTAATATTTTCTTCACCCATTTCTGCTACTGTTATTAGTGCGGCTTCACCTATTGTATTGTTTTCCATACT